CAAAAGAAGAAGTAGCACCACCTATTTCTGAAGATTTACAAAATAAAATTCAATCTCTAACAGATGAAGATAAGATTGTATTAGATACAGTATTAGCTCCATCTGTTGCAAACGTTCTTAAAAAACTAGCACCAGATCTTAGTCCACTTGTGGATCAATTTACTAGTGCAGAAGAGAACGTAATTCTACCTGTATCAGTTGTAAAAACATTTGCAACTAAAAGATATGGTGGAGCAGATGAAGCTCAAGCTGTAGAAAGTTTTATAGCTGATCTTGCATCTAGTCAAGAGATGGATCAACAAACTGTGCCACCTGAAACGGAACAGCCAGGAGATATTGATTACGCATCAATAGATACTGAGCAAGTTTAATTTCAGCCCACAAAAATTATGGAATCGAGCTACCCTTATCCATAAGGCACTCAACCAATAGGTAAAAATAATGGAAGAAAACGACAGAGTCGAAGCTACTAATGAAGAAAAGAAAGTTGAACTTAAGGCAGAGAATCCTTATCATAAAGATCGAGGAGAAATTGACCAAGAGACCGAAGCATTTTTGTCAGGTAAACTTTCAAGCTATCATATAGAGCAGAGACAAAAACAAGAGGCAGACGCAGCAACCGAACAGAAGGACACCCATACATCTGAAGAAACTGCAGAATCTACAGATACCAAGGCTACTCCTATCGCTGAACGCCCTGCAACAGCTGAAGATCGTGTCTTTAAAAAACGTTATGACGATTTGAAGAGACACTATGATTCTACTATTCAAAAACATAAGGAAGAACTTTCTTCTTTAAAAACACAGTTAGAATCAAGTACAAGACAATTTGTACCACCTAAATCCAAGGAAGAATTAGAATCTTGGAAGAAGGAATACCCAGACGTCTATGAGATGGTTGAAACTATCGCTATGACTAAGGCAGATGCTAGAGCAAAAGACATAGAAGAAAAATATAGTTCTTTGCAAAAGCAACAGGAACAAATTGCAAAAGAAAAAGCAGAAGTAGAACTTCTTAAAGTTCACCCAGATTTTAGTGATCTAAGACAAAAAGATGACTTTCATCAATGGGCTGAACAACAAGATCCTACTATTCAAAGTTGGTTGTATGAAAATACTTCCAATGCTAAATTAGCTGCTAGAGCTATTGATCTATATAAAATGGATCGTGGAATTAGTAAGCTAACTAAGAAAGAAGAAAAGGATATTAAGAATGAAGCTGCTAAAGCAATTTCTAAAACTAAGAAAAGTACTGATTCTGAAGTGCCTAAAAAGAAAGTTTGGACTGTAAGTGAAATTTCTAAATTAAAACCTTACGAATATGAAAGGTATGAAAAGGAAATTGATCTTGCTCGTTTAGAAGGTAGAATTGAACAACGTTAACCTTAAACTAAACTAATAACACTAACATATAGGAGAAAACAATATGGCATTTGGTGTAGCTAGTGGATATACAAACTTACCTTCAGGTAATTTTACTCCACAAATTTTTAGCCAAAAGGTTCAAAAATTCTTCAGAAGAGCATCAGTGGTAGAGGATATTACTAACACTGATTATGCTGGAGAAATTGAAAACTTTGGTGATACTGTAAAAATAATAAAAGAACCAACTGTATCAATCAGATCGTACGCTAGAGGTACGACTGTAACTACAGACGATTTAGCAGACGATGAAGTAACATTGACTGTTGATCAAGGTTCATACTTTGCTTTCAAAGTAGATGACATTGAAGAAAGACAATCTCATATCAACTTTGAAGCTCTTGCAACTTCTTCAGGTGCTTACTCACTTAAGAAGAACTACGACTACAATGTATTAAAATACATTTATGATAACGCAGCAACTGATGCGACTGCAACTGGTACAGATGCAGCTCCATTAACTGGTACAACTAATGCTAACACACTAGTTGATATCGTATCTGCTGCTAAAGCAGTTCTTGATGGTAATGACGTACCAGAAGAAAATAGATGGTTAGTTGCTCCACCTAAATTTTTCCAACAGTTAAGAAAAGCTGAAGGTAAAATCATGGATCAGTCAGTAATGGCTGATGGTGGTGCATCACAAATCAGAAACGGAATGGTCACAGATAGACCTTTATTCGGTTTCAGAATGTACTCAACAAATGCGATCGTAAACGGTGCTGCAGGTTCTGCTGCTAACTTTACTTTCTCATCTTCAACTGCTGGTGAATATGCGTTCGTATATGGTCATATGTCAGGCGTTGCAACTGCTAATCACATTGCAAAAACTGAATTGATCAGAGATCCAGATTCATTCGCAGATATCGTTAGAGGATTACACGTGTTCGGAAGAAAAATCTTAAGAGCAGACGCTGTATACTCTGGCGTTGTTACTTTGTAATAACTACTATTCTTGGGGGGAGCAATCCCCCCTTGATTAATTAATAACAAAATAATCCTAAACATCTATGGCAACAACATACTTACAATTAGTAAATAGAACACTTAGAGAGTTAAATGAAACTGAATTAACTTCAGCTACATTTGCTACAAGTAGAGGAGTTCAAACAGCAGTAAAAGATTTTGTAAATAAATCTATTCATGATATTTATAATGAGGCTGGTGAATTACCTATTCTATATACTGAAACTACTCAAAAAACAGTAGTGGGCCAACAAGAGTATGCATTGCCAGCAAATATGCGAAAGGTTGATTGGGATTCTTTTGTAATTAGTTCTGGAGAATTATTAACTAATTCTGAATTTGAAACTAATATTAGTAACTGGACAACTTTAAGTGGTTCTCCAAGTTATTCATCAAATGGTAATGGAAGAGTATTATTAAATAACTCTGGTATTTATCAAGCTATTAATACTGTTAAAAACAGAAGTTATAGATTACATGTTAGATTAGTAGATACATCTTCATCTGGATCTAGTTTAACTATTAAAGCTGGAACATCTGCTGATGATGATACAAATTTAAGTTCATCTTTATCTGTAACAAATACAGGTGAAGGAAATATTTTTGATGGTACATTTACAGCTACAGCATCTACAACTTATATTACAGTAACAAATAGTACTACAGATAATTTAGAAGTAGATTATATAAGAGTTAGAGATAATACTTTAGTACCTGCTAAGTTAAACTTTATAACTTATGATTCTTTTTTACAAACAAGAAAACCTATTGATGACAGAGCAGGTGATGATTCTTTTGCTAAACCTGTATCTGTATATAGAAATCCTAACTATGGATACTTTGGTTTAACTCCAATTCCAGAAAGAAGTGATTATGTTATTAAGTATGGATACTACATTACCCATACAGATTTATCTGCTGCAACTGATACTATAAATTTACCAGATAGATTTTCACCATTGATAATTGATAGATGTAAATATTATACATACATGTTAAGATCTGATCCACAACATGCATCTTTAGCTGATAGAGATTATCAAAGAAAATTAAGATTATTACAAGTAGACTATGCATCACCTCAAGATTACATGAGAGATGATAGAGTATTAAGTGGAAGTATTAACGTACAATTTATATAGGATATTAATATGAAAAGAGATGAAAATAAACAAACAGAAGATAACATAGATTATAAATCTAAAAAAGAAGCTAATCAAAAAAACAATAACATGAAAATGGCAGGTGGTGTATTTAGTTTAAGTGACTATAATAAATATAAACAAGCTGTTGAAAAAGATAATGTTATGGAAGTATTTCCAGATAAATCTATTTTTGAACTAGAGGAAATGCGAAGATTATACGAGGCAGAAAAAGCACGTAAAATGTCGGGGTAGTTAAATGCCGACAACCGATTTAATATCACCATTTGTTGTAAGCTGTGCAGGAGGTTTAACACTTAATAAAGATGTGTTTTCAATGGCTCCTGGTGAAGCATTACAACTTCAAAACTTTGAGCCAGATATTGAAGGTGGTTATAGAAGAATAAATGGTAGTACTAAATATAATGATAATATAGTACCACAAGTAAGTTCTTCTGATGAAAAGGTTGTCATGTCAGCTATATTTAATAATCAAGTATATGCTGGTAGAGGTGGAAGTATTTATAGAGCAGGAACATCTGGTACATGGACTAGTGTTACAACAGGATTAAATACACCTACAGTTAATTACACTTTTAAAAATATTAATTTTAACGGAACTGATAAATTAATTATTTGTACAACTGTAGATCAATATGCATTAAGTATAGATACATCTAACACTGTAACTACATTTAATGCAAGTAATGCACCAGAGTATCCTAAATACATAGAAGTATTTAAAGATCATGTATTTTTTGCAGGCATGACTTCTAATCCAGAAGAAGTAGTATTTTCAGAACCATTTAATGAAAATGGATTTGCAAGTCCTAATGGTGCTGGTAGTTTTAAAGTAGACACTACAATTGTAGGTTTAAAAGTATTTAGGGATGTATTATATATTTTTGGTAAAGATAAAATATATAAATTAGCAGGAACATCACAAGCAGATTTTGTAGTACAACCTGTAACAAGACAGATTGGTTGTTTAGATGGTGGGTCAATAC